CGGTATTTTATTTACTATTCTTGGCACTTTGTCACCTCCTCGTAGTGTGACATATTACCTCTGGTACTACTATATAGCAAGTCATTATCCCGAAATAAACTACACGAAGATAAGCCGTATTTCTCAGACATCATTGTATCAATTATGGCGTACTCATCTTTCGTAATCAGCCCTTTGGACAGCATCAACCTTGCTTGTGCCATCGCTGATTTATAAGCGAGAATACCGGCGAACAGTTCCTCACTCATCGGTATCACGCTCCTTGCCAAAACGCTCGGCGATGTAGCACTCATGGGAACAGTATTTTCGGCGTGGTGTGCCGGTGCTCTCAAACTCCATTCCGCAGTGTTGACATACAAGATGATATGTGGTTTTCGGATACACCTTGCAGTTATGAGCTTTCCACCACAGCACACGGCATTTGTCCGAGCAGAATAGTCGTGGCTTGTTGCTGCCATTAACCATAATGACTTCGCCGCAGTGCTTACACAGTTGGGTTTCTTTTATCGTACCCGCTCGCAGCTCATTGCGCTGACAATATGATTTAACTGTATTCTTTGATAGAGAAAGCGTTGTGGCGATCTTTGAATAACCACACCCTTGCCTACGTAATTCGGCAATACGCTCTTTTTGTGAGTCTGTCACCGATATCTCCTCCAGTCCGAGGAACCTTGTCCTCACTACCCACTGGACAGAAAAGCGGTGTTTCGGAAAAAATGAGTAAAAAAATATGCCCGTCGAAGGAAAAAACTTCGACGGGCATTAACTGTAGGTCAACAACTTGACCTCTGGTTTATGGACTTCTGTGTTGTGACGGTATATTCTTTATTCGCTGAACTTGATAAACGCGTCGCTGAAGCCCGCCGCCTTGACCTTTTTGAGCATAACGTCGGCATTTGCTTTGACAGAATACGCACCGAGTTGGACACGGTAGTATTTCTTTGGAGTTGTCGGCGTTACCGGCGCGGGCGTTTCCGCAGCCAATCCCGCTTTTACATCCACCCTGAAAGTATCCATGCTCTTGCCGTGCTTCGGGAACCAGTGCATGACGTCGCCGTGATTGGACGCGATGCCTTGCTTGTAGCCCTCGCAGTGACAAATGATGTTCTTCTCCGTCAGCCCATACTGCTTGCAGAGATAAACGCAAAGCTCGACCGCTTCCTTGTAAACGGCAGAAAAATATACGGGGTCGGAAAGTCCGTCCTCGCAAATCTCAAAGCCGATGTAGGTGTTGTTTGAGCTGCCGCCGCCATGCCAACCGCGCATATTCCACGGGAGCGTCTGGTAGGTAGCAATGGTGCCGTCCTTCAGCTTGCCAATAAATGCGTGAACACAGACCTGTCTGCCGCCCGGCGTCGCGGTGTTCCAGTGATTGCCGTACTGGTTTACGCCGAGCAGCCCGTCGTCGGGTCCAACATAGCGTTTCAGATTCGGATTATTCGCGCCTGTGGAATGAACCATAATGCCCTTCGGGGTGATGGTTTTTCCAGCCTTGTAGCAGTCATTCTGCGTTAGCAAAAGTTTATGCAGGTTCATTTATTATCCTCCTTGTTGCTGCGGTCGTGGAGCTGCTCCAAGACCTCCTTCAGTTTCGCCGGGATAGGCAGTCCCAGATGTCCTGCATTCTCCAGCAGGCTTACACCCTCATTAGAGATGTAGAAGAAAATGACCGCCGTGCGTAGCACGCCAGCCTGTCCCAGCACCTGAACGTCAATGATGTTACCAATACCGACCATCGTAAAGATGAGCACCTTTTTAAAGATGCCTTTGAAGCCAATCTCACTGGAAAGCTTGTGGTCGACGATGGCGCACATGATGCCGGTGATGTAATCGATGACCACAAAAGCAATCAGCGCATACAGGAAACCGTCTGTCCCTCCGAGAAACCAGCCCAGCCAGCCGCCGATGGCAGCGAAGACCACCTGTATTACATTCCAAAATTCCTTCATATTAACCTCGATTCTGGCGTTACCCACCCTGGGTTTTTGTTTTCGCAAGAACCTCAAGGTACATCCCACGCCCCTTTATGTTTTCAACGGATGTGATTTCAAAACGCCGGCCATTGTTTTCAATTGTCATTGAAGTGTTCACTGTTATATTTGGTATACAGCGAAATTGAAACAGCTCTGTTGCTTCGGAATAGACCGCCATATTAGCCCACTTTTTACTGCCGTGCCGACCTTCTCGATATGCCCTAACGGAGGCTACTACTACTTCCGTTTCTGTGTCATACCCGTCTTCATCTTCCACACTTTGCGTTGCAATAATATCTATGAAGGTGTTCATCTTACCAAAGCTCATGTCACACCTTCCAATCTCGGTCAAGCTGGAGCAGCAGATTAACGGTATTCCACACCTGTGCACCGGCCTGCACGTTATCTGCAAAAAAGCCTCCGGTGCTACCGTCCCGGCTCTCATAGAAATGGGACGACAGCATAATAACGGCTTGTTCGGTGGTCGGCGGCATCGGGTTTGTAGCGTAGTAGCCCGCCGCAACGTGCTGGTAGCTTTCGGCATAATTAGTTGCGGCAGTGATGTACAATGAAAGCAGTTCATCGTCTGCATCGTGTTCCAAAATGAGGTTTGCTTTTACTTTTTCTAGCAGCGTTGTCATGCCGCCGACCTCCCTTCATTATTCGGATGCCATCAGCCCGGCGGTTTTCAGCTTGGTGAGCAGTGCATTGAAATCTGTCACTAGTCCCGCCACATCTGTTGCCGTGCTGTCCGTCTGAACCGCAGCAGGCGTAAAAGAAGAAGGAAGCCCCGTCACCGAGGCTCCCTCCTTGATTTCTAGCGTACCGCCAATGACGGTTTTCTCGCTGCCCTGTTCGGTATAGTTCTTTGCGTTATAGCTCATAGACAAGCCCTCCTTAACCGTGCATCTTGAGCAACTGAATGCCCTCTGGCAGGATAATCTTGCCGTCCACGCGCTCAGTGGCAACAAAGCCAACTTGACCGTTGGTGGAATAGAGCTCATTCAGGCGCTGAACTGTTCTGCCGGTGCGGTCGGCGATCCAATAGTTGTTAAAATCGCCGAAGGCAATGGCATAAGCACCTGCCGCCACAGTGGGAACATAGGGGCTGGTGTACAGATCATAACCCAGCAGCTTATCCGGCTGACCCGCCTGCACGGAGGGCTGCCACAGATACGCGCCATTGCCGTCCTTCAGCTTGCGGAGCATGGCTACAGTAGCGTCGTTCAGCAGGAACTTGGCGTTTCTGCGGTAGGGAGATTTCAGCGAATATACCAGAGAGATTACTTCGTCTGCGGTGATCGCCGTGCCGCCGGCCGTGGTCACGCCCACAGTGCCGCCGTTGGCAGTGAATAGGCCGGTGGGTTTTCCACTGCCGTCGCCGATGCAAAAGGCCTCCTCCTCGGCAATGCCAAAGGCCCGCGCAAACTCCTGCGCAATGTAGGGTTCCAGAGGAAACGCACTATCGTCCAACAGCTCGATGCTGACCTTGATGAGGTCGGTAAGCTTGTAGGCATCGATGGTCTTCTGCTCGAAGGTGGGATTGCTCTCGATGTAGGATGCATTTTCAGCCGTCCACTGGGCAGTAGAGTGGGTACCTGCCACAGGAATCTTGCGTTCGTTGGCGGTTGTGATGACCTTGCAGAGGGAACGCATCACGTTCTCCGCTTCCAGAGCAGTAACGATCTGACGCTCAAATTCCTCGGGAACCAGATAGCCGCCATTGGCATCCACGCCCTCGGAGAGCACATTGTGCAGCAGGAGCTTGCCGCGCAGATGGCGGCCGAAGTCCTCTTTGTAGGCATTGGAGGCACGACCGAGCTTTTCCCTCGCACCGGGCTTCATAGGCTTTTCGGTGATGGGTGCATCTACGGGCTTTTTCAGCTCCGCCTCAATAACATCCCTGCGCTCCATGCGCTTGATCTCATTGGTAAGGTCATTCAATTCCTTCTCCATGTTGTTGTAGGTGGTGTCATCGTCGGCAGACAGCACACCCTTGTCACCACGGTGGGTATCAAGGAAACCCTCCATAGTGGCCCACAGCTTCGCGCGTTTTTCGCGCATTTCTACGATATTCATAAACAAATCCTCCTGTTAAATATAGTTTTTGATGGCATTCAGGCGCGCTTTGAGATCGTCAACGCAGCGACCTTTGGGTTTTTCTTCCGGCTTCGGTGCCGGGTCGGACTTCTTTGCCAGCTTACTCAGCAGCGAATTGGTCACAGCTCTGCGGGAAAAGGCAAAAGACACGACGGCCTCCGGGGATTTCTTTTCGTCCTCCAGAATGCCGTCGGCAAAGCCATATTCAATTGCCTTGTTTGCGTTCATCCAAGTTTCCGCATCCATAAGCTGTGAGAGCTTGGATCGGCGCATACTGGTTTTGATTTCATACGCATTGATGATGCTTTCCTTCACCTCGGAGAGCATATCTATGGCCTTTTGCATCTCGGCGCTGTCGCCGATGGCAAGGGTGGCGGGATTGTGAATCATCAGCAACGCAGTGGGTGCCATGAGCACCTTGGTGCCCGCCATAGCAATAACCGATGCCGCCGATGCAGCGACCCCGTCAATTTTGACTGTGACATCTCCCTTGTAATCCATGAGCATGGCGTAGATCTGGCTTGCCGCCACGCAGTCACCACCGGGTGAGTTGATCCAGATGGTCACAGGGCCGTTGCCCTCAAACAGTTCATCCCGGAACATCTGCGGTGTAACATCATCGTCCCACCAGCTTTCTTCTGCGATGGTGCCGTAAAGCTCAAGCACTCGTTCCGATTCTGGCTCGGCTTGGTTTTTCCAATGCCAGAACTTCTTCGGATTGTTCATTTTCGGTTTCCTCCTGTTCATTAGAATTGGTATCTGCAAAAGCACCTGCGTTGGCAAGCGGGAGCATATTGCCATTGATAAGGTACAAGTCACCGCCCTGCTCGGTGGGAATACGGTCGAGGTTTTCAAGCTCCCGGATGTCATTTGCAGACATCCAGCCGTTCTGCCGTGCGGTGGCGTAGCCTGTCATGCGGCTCTGATAATCGCCGCGCAGCAAACCTTCCAGATTGAATTTCACGAAATACTGTTTTTTCTCGTCCTCGGTGAGAAGCCTCCGCATGATGGACTGCTCCCAGCGGATGACCCAAGGGTCGAGGGTGTACTTCACGAACTCCAGCGACTGCTGTTCAATATTAGAAAAGCTCGACTTTTCAAGGTCACCCACCATGTGGGGCGGCACTCTGAAAATTCGAGCGATTTCATTGATTTGGAACTTGCGTGTTTCAAGGAACTGGGCTTGCTCCGGCGAGATGCCAATGGGTGTGTATTTCATGCCCTCCTCGAGGACGGCAATTTTGTTGCTGTTGGAGCTGCCGCCAAACTGGGACTGCCACGCGTCCCGGACGCGCTGCGGGTCTTTGATCGTGCCGGGATGCTCCAGCACACCGCCGGGTGCTGCGCCGTTAGCAAAGAACTTGGCACCATATTCCTCGGTGGCAATGGCAAGACCGATGGCATTCTTCGCCATGGCAATGGGCGAATAGCCCACCAGACCATCAAAGCCAAGACCGGGAATGTGCAGCACATCGGCGGGCTTTAGAATGACCGTGGAACCCTTCATAGTAGGCGCTTCATCCGAGGAGCGGTTGTAGCTGTAATAGAGCTGACCGTTCTGGTCACGCTCCACCGTCATTTTGTTGGGCATGAGCGGATAGAGTGCCACAACCTCGCCCTTGCCGTTGCGGATAATTTGCGCATAAGCGTTGCCCCACAGCAAAAGGTGCGTCATGAGCGTTTCCCGAAACACAAAGGAACTCATTTCCGGGTTGGGCTCGTCATGTAGCAGGCGGTACAGCGGGTGGTCAAAGGATTTCTCCTTGCCACCGTCCGGCAGATAGTGATACAGATTCAGCGGCAGCCCCGCCACGGCTTCTGCCAGAATACGGACACAGGAGTATACCGCCGTCATCTGCATAGCGGTGCGTTCGGTTACAGCCTTGCCTGACGTAGAGCCTCCGAACAGAAAGCTATATGAACTGCCCGCCGTGCGGTTCTGGGGCTTGTCGCGGGAGCGGAACAGGCCTGTGAATATGCTCATAATATATGCCTCCAATCGTTACAGCCAATCGGCTGCATTTTTGTATTGACATTGCCTCCAACTGTCTGTAGGATAATTACATCCAACTGGATGTAATTCGTGGAGGTGTTTGTAATGGATAAATTCAGTCTGGACGGTTTTCAGATCGTCCATTTTGACAACAAAAGTATTTTACAGGAACGTCGCGTCATTCTCGGCATGACGCAGAAGCAGGTCGCAGAGAAAGCAAAAATCCCACTCCAGAGCTATCAGCGTTTTGAAAGCGGAGACAGAAACATAAAGACCGCTTCGTTTCAGGTAGCCTGCCGTGTACTTGAAGCGCTGGAGCTGAACATAGCCGACTTCTTCCACGGCGAGTATGTTCTCGGAGAACGGTTGCTCGATTCGAAAGAAGGACTGCGCTATGAGAAAACAGGCAAACTCATCAACGAGGATGTTGTCGAAGACACTCCGTCAGATAAATAAAATACCTCGGTCATCATAGACCGAAGCACCCGTATCGTTTCCGCAGCGTATCGCCCGATCCAACGCCATGATGGTGGCGACCGCGCCGTCAATCTTCTCTGTGGACTTCTCCTTGTCCGCCTTGATGTTACCGGCGGGGTCGGTGCGAATATAAATGTTGTCCATCATCCAGCGCAGCACCGGGTGACCACCATGCGCCAGCTTTTCCTCCAGTGTCAGCTTCATCAGTTCTTTTGTTGGAGGGCTCATATCCTTGAAGCCCTGACCGAAGGGTACGACGGAGAAGCCGAGATTTTCGAGGTTCTGCGTCATCTGCACAGCGCCCCAGCGGTCGAAGGCGATCTCGCGGATGTTGTACTTCGTGCCGAGCTCCTCAATGAAGGACTCAATGAAGCCGTAGTGAACGACGTTGCCCTCCGTGGTTTGCAAAAAGCCCTGCTGTGACCACAAGTCGTAGTTCACATGGTCGCGCCGGACACGCAAGTCCACATTGTCCTCCGGAATCCAGAAGAATGGCAGGATGACATACTTTTCGTCCTCGTCCTCCGGTGGGAACACCAACACGAAAGCAGTAATGTCGGTGCTGCTGGAAAGGTCAAGCCCGCCATAACAAACGCGCCCACGCAGGGCTTCCGGGTCAACCGTGAACGCGCAGGCGTCCCATTTCTCCATCGGCATCCAACGGACAGCCTGCTTGACCCATTGGTTCAAACGGAGCTGCCGGAAGCTGTTCTCCTCGGCAGGATTCTGTCTAGCTGACTCAAACGCTGCCTTGACCTTATCCATGCCGACCGTGATGCCCAGCGAAGGGTTGGCTTTCTTCCAGACCTTTGGGTCCGTCCAATCGTCCTCCTGAGCCGCGCCATAGATGACCGGGTAGAAGGTCTGGTCATGCTTGCGCCCGTCAATGATGTCCAGCGCCTTTTGATGCACCTCCCAGCAGATGCTGTTCTGGTTATCCCCGGCGGTGGTGATCAGAAAATACAGCGGCTGCATTCGAGCGTCGCCGCTGCCCTTGGTCATGACGTCGTAGAGTTTCCGATTGGGTTGCGTGTGCAGCTCATCAAACACCACGCCGTGGGTGTTGAAGCCGTGCTTGTTTCCTACATCCGCTGACAGCACCTGATAGATGCTACCGGTTGGCTGGTAGATAAGCCGCTTTTGCGAGTCGAGTATTTTCACACGCTTGGAGAGTGCCGGACACATCCTTACCATATCTGCTGCAACGTTGAACACAATAGACGCCTGATTTCGGTCAGCAGCGCAGCCGTAGACCTCGGCACGTTCCTCGTTATCGCCGCAGGTGAGC